CGCTATGCCTTGCCAAAGCTCTATCAATTAGAGCAAAACTATGGCAGTTTTATACGTGGAGCAGTCAAGAAAGCCAAAGAGAAAAGATTACAAGCAGCTAAAGAGAAGCAAGAGAAAGAGGCTGCGATGATGGGCGATTTATTCGGAGGGCAATACTGATGGAAGAAAAGTACTGGGGGTTGTGTGAAACCTGTACACATTCGGTTGATACAGGTCCGACGATAGAGTGTGGGTTAAATCTATTGCACTGCAATGATAATTACGAACCAAACGAAAGAGACTATGAAGCCAAGGACGAAGGAACAGAAGCACGTACTACAGCTCTCTAAGCAACTAAAGCCTATCAGTGAAGCTGCAAAGAAATATGCCTATGAACATTGTTTCGAGGATATAGGCTTGTACAAGAAAAACGGCTGGGTGTGGTGCCAGTGTTGCGGACACAGCTCGAGATTATCAAGCTCGTTATTAGGGGTTGTCCTTGGTTGCGAGAACGGCTATGAGTGCCCAGAGTGTGGAAAGAAACTAAAGTTAGTTTATCACAGGTCAACCGAAGCGAAAGGAAATACGTCAAGACACTTTACCTTGTTCCAGGCATATAAGGGCTATCAAGTGGCAAGGACATTTGAAGTAAGCAGGTGCAACTATAGGAATGGCAGTACGGTGTATGATGTTATGGAGTTATGGCAGAGTTGGATAAGTGAAGAAGGAAAAGAAACCATAGTCGGTAGAGATTATACGAGAAGTATGTATCACTTCAGTTGGAAGATTGGAGAGATGAACATCAAGAACCATAACGCAAGTGCTACAGGTTATGTAGCTTATGAAGACATATTCGATATAACGGGTAACTATATGTATGCTCGTGGTTCGGTTACAAAGCTATTGAAAAGAAATGGCTGGACGATGGATATACTGAAAGAGAAAGAAATAGAGGTTATTCCGTTGATGAAGGCGTTAATAAGGATGGACGATCCATTTGTAGAAGAGCTGGTAAAGCATAAGCAATATGGCATATTAGGCTTTTGGCAGCACGCTGGAGGACACTTGAAAGACCGCACGAGGTGGCAGCACGCTGTACGAATATGCGAGAGAAACAACTATATAGTAGATGATGGTAGTATGTATGTAGATTATATAGAGCTACTACGATACTTTAATATTGATACACATAATGAGAAGTACGTTTGCCCTGTCGACTTAAAGGCAGCACATGATAAGCTGCTGGAGAAGAAGAATAAGATAGAGGTTGAGAAAGAGATGGAACGTAAAGCAAAGGAAATTGAAAAGCAAGATAAGCTATACAAGGAGAGGATGAAAAACTTTGCTGGTCTATCTTTCGGAGATAAGGATATAAGGATAGAGCCTTTACATAGCGTAAGGGAGTTTGCAGAGGAAGGTAAGGCAATGCACCATTGCGTATTTGCTATGGGTTACTATGACGAAGAGAGACATCCGGACAGCCTTATATTGTCTGCAAAAGACAAGAAAGGAAAGAGATTAGAGACTATCGAAGTAAATACCAAATCATGGAAGGTTATACAGTCGAGAGCGGTCTGTAATGGCAGAACGGCTCAACACGACGCTATCGTTAACATGGTTATAAAGTATATGCCTTTATTAAGGAAAACGGCTTGTACGGCAAAATAGCATAAAATAAGATGAAAAATATAGAATTATTTAACGACCATTTCCAGAACTTCAAGGTATACGGCTTGCCAAAAGCACAGATGATAATAGCCGACCCACCTTATAATCTGGGTAAAAATGCCTATGCGAGCAACCCTGCTTGGTATGAAGGAGGAGACAACAAGAATGGAGAAAGCGCACTTGCAGGTAAGGAGTTTTTCGATACTGATAAGGACTTTCGCCCTGCAGAGTTTATGCACTTCTGTTCACAGATGTTACGGAAAGAGCCTAAAGAGAGAAATCAAGCACCTTGTATGCTTTTGTTCTGCGAGTTCGAACAGCAGTTTAAGTACATAGAGCTTGGAAAGAAGTACGGTTTTAATAACTACATTAATTTGGTCTTTCGTAAGAAGTTCTCAGCGCAGGTTCTAAAAGCTAATATGAAGGTCGTTGGCAACTGCGAATATGGTTTGATACTATATCGTGACAAACTGCCTAAATTCAGGAATGAAGGGCAGATGATATTTAACTGCTTTGACTGGGTACAAGATATCACAACGCCAAAGGTACATCCGACACAGAAACCAGTACCACTGCTTGAGAGGCTTATAGAGATATTCACAGATAAGGGGGATGTTGTTATCGATCCGTGTGCTGGTTCTGGTTCCACTCTATTGGCAGCAGCTAATACTGGAAGACGAGGTTATGGCTTTGAAATAAAAAAAGAGTTCTATAAGCTGGCAACAGAAAGGGTTTTGCGATATAAACATCCATTAATGTTTTAAGGACTAATCGGAGAACTATGCCAGACAATATCAATGCAGACTATGCCTATTGCAGGGTTGTGGGATGTGAATTAAGCAACTACTGCAAGCGGTATCTTTTAGACCCTCCCGATGCTTATATGTGGTGGGTGCAAGAGAAGTACCAAGAATATACCGGGAGGTGTCCTCACTTCGAGGAGAATTATAAAGATTAACTAAACCAAATCAATATGGAAGAAAAGAAAATTATCGCCTACAAAGGCTTTGACAAGAACTTGAAGTGTAGAGGATTTCAGTACGAGGTTGGCAAAGAGTATGAAATGAGCGGAAGAATTGCGTGCTGTGAGAGAGGATTTCACGCCTGCGAATCTCCGTTAGAGGTGTTTGACCACTACGATATGCTTAACTCTCGCTTTGCAGAGGTAGAGCAGTCTGGGGAGATTGATAAGGAAGAAAATTCTACAAAAGTTTGTTCTTCAAGGATTAAGGTAAAGGCTGAACTGAAATTAGCTGATATGATTAATCTTGGAGTTGAGTGGATAAAAGAAGTAACTTCTCCTACTAAAGTGAAGAAAGATGATAAGTTAAATGATAATGGCGGTGACTCTGCTCAGATTGGTAGCTCTGGTGACTATGCTCAGATTGAGAGTACAGGTAAACACTCTGTTGTTATGGCTGCTGGTAACAATTCTATTGCCAAAGCTAAGATAGGAAGTTGGATAACACTTTCAGAATGGGATCGTATTGATGGTGTTTGGATTCCTATCTGTGTAAAAACAGAAAAGGTCGATGGTGGGCGTATCAAGGCTGATACCTTCTACAAACTGGTTAATGGTGAATTTAAGGAAGTTGAGAAATAGAATGAAAGAAAAGAAAGATTTATCTCTGGTGTACGCATTGAAAGAGTATGCCAGAGTGAACGGAAAAAGTGACCTTATCTTTGAAGAAAACAAGTGCTTCACATTTGACGACATCAAGGCAGCTTTCAACGCAGGGAGTGAGAGTGTGGTGGACAGCTTTCCTGAATTAGAGTGGAAAGGGTATGCGCCTTTCATACATGCATCTACCCCTATGGGTAGATATAACATTGACAATTTCGGAATATGGTTGTTACGCTTTAATGGAAAGGAAATTCCACTCTCTACTGGTAGTTCTTTAGAAGCAGCCAAGCAGGCAGCAAACGAACACTATAAGGAACGAATTAAACAAGCATTTGGGTTATGAACGGAATAACAATTAACAACAAGCAATACATATTTCTTGAAACAGATAAGTCTGTCGATTGCGACAAGTGCGACTTGCACGAGCAGGGTGGTTGCAAGAACAGTGTAATATGCGAATCTTTCCACTACTTGCTACATGGTAGTGAGGGATGTGGAGTGTTTAAGGAACTTAAAGAAGAAAAGTAACATGAACAGAGAAATTAAATTCAGAGGTAAATTAGAGTATAATGGCAAGTGGATATATGGAGACTTGCTTCAGTACGAAAACGGAGACGTAGCCATATTTAGAGATAAATTGTCGTCTTTTGGCTGCGAGTGTACCGAAATGTCGAAAAGAGACCGTGTAATCCCCGACACAATCGGGCAATACACGGGCATGACCGACAATGATGGGAACAAAATCTACGAGGGGGATATTATAGAGTACTATGTGCTTGATCATTATTGTATCAACCCTGACAGTGAATCTCATTTACATGAGTTTGATGTTTGTATCAATAAGAAAAGATTTGCTGTCCGTTTTAACAGATGTACGTTTGGTGTTTATGAGGAAAAACTATTTTTTTCTCTTGACAAACCATTATTGTCGTGTGGAATTACAGAAGGAGAACTTCCCTTTATTAAGGAATCTATCGAAAAGAATCGACAATTTAAGACTAATGGGTACAGCATAGACGAGTCAATTGTCGGTGTAAAAGTCATCGGAAATATCCATGATAACATAGATTTAATCAAATAGAAAAAATGAATATTAAAGGTAAGGTTCATTGTTTCTTTGAACAGTCAGGAACATTTAAGAATGAGTTTCGCAAGCTCGGATACAAAGCCGAAGACTACGATATTCAAAATCAATTTAACGAAACTGACAACGTTGTAGATCTGTTTAAGGAAATCGAAACATGCTATGAGGGGGGGGTAAGCTTATTTGATAAGATAAGTGAAGATGATTTAATAATAGCCTTCTTTCCATGTATCTATTTCTGTGCAACGAGCCAGATGGCTTTTAGCTTTGGTTGTCATAACTATAAAGGGCTGACACAAAGAGAAAAAACTGAATCGATACTGCAAAGAGCTAAAGATAGAGAATATTTTTATTCTCTCCTCATAAAACTGACATCTGTATGTATAGAAAGAAAACTTCGCTTGATAATTGAAAATCCCTGGAGCATGCAAACATATCTCAAAGCAAACTTTGTTATACCGCCTACCATGGTAGATAACAATAGAATGTTGCGTGGAGATTATTATGTCAAACCGACAGCATATTGGTTTATCAACTGTGAACCTACCTATGGCATGAGCATTCAAAAAGACAAGAAAAAAAAGTTGATTATGAAATCAAAAGGTTCAGGACAAGCAAGCATTTGCTCGTCAGAACGCTCAATGATTTCCCCAGACTATGCAAGGAACTTTATCTGTGATTTTATTCTTGGAAAAGAACAGAAACACACAGAAAGATTATTGTTTTAATTAAGTAAAGCGCATGAAGAAGATTCTTTTTAATGATAAATTTTGCCTCACGCAGGCGGTGCTTGCAGGCACAAAGACAATGACAAGGCGAGTACTAAGAGATAATGTACCGCTTGGTAATTGGAAAGAAACTGTAAAGCACCTACCTTATAAGGTTGGCGAAGTGATAGCAATAGCACAGCCTTATAAGGATATTATTGAACGTCTCCCGATGTACAGCGATGCTATACTTGGTGTTGATGGTATTCCACGCAAAGAGTTTAAGGCAGGGTGGACGAATAAAATGTTTGTCCGTGCCGATTTGCTCCCTCATCACATCAGAATTACAGATGTTAAGGTGGAATACTT